GGGGAATCCCAACCCACAGGTGATGACGAAAGGCAGTCCCGACGATAACTTCAGCATAACCGTGGCGTTTGACTCGCAGAACACCGACCCAGAGACGGCAGAGGCGCAGCTTAAGAACATGGTTTCGTTGGTGCAGCTAGACCGCAACGGGCGCATTGATGTGGACAAGCTGTTGGAATTTACCGCATCGAGCATTAACCCAATTTTTGCGGACTATGTGCTTCAGCCTGCTGAGGAAGCTCAAGACAAGGTGCAGAAGAAAGTCACCGATGACCTTGCCAAGATTTACTCTGGCATTGAGGTTCCGGCACAACCGAACGGGGCGCAACTTGCATTGCAGATGGTTCAGGCATACGTCCAGCAACCCGATATTATGCAGCGGGCGCAGTCTGACGAGGCTTTTGCGGGTCGCTTGCAGAAGTATGCCGGAGCCTACCAGTTCCAGATGCAACAAGCACAGAATGCTGAAATCGGAAAAATTGGAGTTGCTCCCGCTGAAATGGGTGGTATAAATCTTCAAGACATGAATCAACAATAATGCCTAAATACGGAGACATAAACCCAATAAATAACCTTGTTTTTGTTCAGCGAGGTCCCACATATCCAAACGGAGAGTATTGGGTTTCAAAAGAAGTCTTTGATAATAGGAGGAAGACTTTACGTAATCAAAAAAAAGAAAAACTCAAGTCAAATCCAGAATACGCAATAAATATAAAGGAAAAAGCTAAGAAAAGAGGAAGTCGGGTTGAAGTAAAGAAAAGACGTGTTGAGATCCACAAGATCAAAATGAAAAATAATCCGATTTACGCCATTAAATTCTTAACAAGGATGCGATTGGCGGCGTTGAAAAAAAGAAACGGAACGAACAAGTCCATCCCATCTAGGCGGATTCTTGGAGCAGACCCATATATTTGCAAGCGGTTTCTAGAAGATCAATTCATTGACGGAATGAGTTGGCAGAATAGGGGTGATTGGCACATTGACCATTTCTTTCCAATAAGTCTTGCTAAAAACGAAAAGGATGTCCGTGTATTTTCTCATTTCACAAATCTTCGTCCTTTATGGGCATCAGAAAATTTGATTAAACATGACGCCCCTCCATCTCCACAGGAAATGATTATGCGCGACCAATGGGTTGAGGGTTGGATAAAAACAAACTTCCAGATGCAACAAGCACAGAATGCTGAAATCGGCAGGCTAGGGACTGCACCTGCACAAATGGGCGGAATGCAAACTCAAGGAATGGCACAATGAGCGTAACCAACCCAAAGTGGCTTCGCAGGAAACTGCGTGAAGACATGCGTAAGAAAAGTGACCCAAACGCTCCAGTGAAAAAAGCGCGTAAGGAAGTAACCAAAATGCCAAGGATTCGTAAGAAATGAAAGAAGGAAAGTGCAGCAATAAAGACAGCAAGGCAAAGGCAATGCGCCTTAACGGACTACGCAAGGGGAAGAAGCAGGAGCTTCGTGACGAACGCAGGAAACGCCTCAAAGAGAAAGGGAAGCTGTAATGGAAAAGCGGTTCAAAAAGGTGGTAAAGAACCCACAGACCGGGAGGACACGCACAGTCCGCTACGGACAAGCTGGCCCTGCTAAAGATGGCGGCGACAGGATTCGTCCCGGCTCAGCCAAGGGCGATGCGTATTGCGCTCGTAGTGCCAAGATCAAAGGCGACTGGAAGTCAGACCCCAACTCACCTAATAACCTATCGAGGCGCAAATGGAAGTGCCGGGGAAGCAAATCAATGAAATAACCATGAAAAACAAGATGCTCAAACGAAAAGACGGAAGCTACTCGAAACGCGGGATGTGGGACAACATCCGTGCTGCCAGAGGTAGCGGCAAGAAGCCTACTACTGAGATGCTTAAGCAAGAGCGCAAAATCAAACGCGCAGAAAAACGCAAGTAACCACCATGCTACCAAAACCACAACTAGACGCAGCCATTGACACACTGCGTGACCGTGACGAATACAAGGTGATCGTGCAATTTATCCGCGATGAACGTGACAGGATGTTTGCAGACCTTGGCCCTGTAACAGACCCATACGAGGTGATGAAGATTGCCGGGGGAATTGCCAGATTTGACGAGTTGCTTTCCGTGCTTCAGTAACAGCGCATTGACACGACGCGAAAAGCGTGTAGTTTTTGCGAAGGAGACTCGGCTGTCTCTTGTTTTCATGTGTGTTTGTGTCGCCACCCTCCTTGGGTATTCCTAGGGAGGGTGGTTTTTTGTTGACTGAATGTTGAAAAAACTGCGTTGTATTTTCAATCCTGACTAAACCGCTTGACATTGCAAGGATTATCTGCTTGTTTCCTTTTGAACTCGCCGCCGCCTGGCGTTAACTGGTGACTAATTATGCAAGATAAACATACGTCAACCGCTGGAGACGATAAAACCAGTGTAGAAAACCTAAGTTTTGAGGAAATGATTTCTCGACGCTTGGGGGGTAATGTGGAGCCGGAACCAACCGAGGAAATCATCGAAGAGGAATCCACCGAAGAAGAAGAGCCAGAAGCCGAAGAGGTTGCTGAGGAAGCTGAAACGGAGGAGGAACCAGAGGAGGATTCCGAGGAAGAGGAAGAATCTACGAGTGACATAGACCTGTTGGATTTGTCTCCAGAGCAAATCAAAGAACTGGCGAAAAAAGGCAAGAGCAGACTTCTTGAACGGATTGGGGAACTAACCGCAAAGAACAAAGCCCTTGAGGAAAAAGCCAAGCAATTTGATTCTCAGCAGACAACTAGGGAAATACCGCAAGAACAAAACCCGTTTGCAAATCTTACTACACAAGAAGAGCTAACGGCGAAATACAAAGAGTTTGAGCAAACCCTAGAAACAACGGACCAGATTCTTGAGGAACATGAAGACTACGGTCCTGATGACATCATCAGTGTCGGAGACAAAGAGTTCACCAAGAGACAAATCCGCAAAGCCAATCGGAATGCCAGAGAGGCAATTACCAAGTATTTGCCTGCACAGCATCAGCATCTTGCCAAGTTGAGTCACCTTCAGACTATGGGGGAACAATACAGGGCAGCGGCAGAAAAAGAAGTTCCAGAGATCAAAGATGAAAAGTCGGAGATTGCAAAGAACTACAAGGCATTGGTGTCAGACCCCTTGATCGAACGGGTAAAGAAGGAAATCCCCGAACTTGGAATGCAAGTTGAGTATATTCTGGCTCATGCAGCAAAGTCGATTTTTGGAAAGAAAGCCCAAATTGCAGCAGGCGCAGGTAAGAAGTTGAAGGCAGAACCGCCCGCTTCTCCTGTAGGTGCTGGAGTTGCAATGGGAAGCAAAAACTCCAAAGTCAAAGTCAAAGAAGCATACACAAGGTTTGAACAAACTGGTAATGTCGATGACTGGGTTGCAGCTAGGATTGCTCAAATGAAATGACAACTTAAACTATTCAAAACAATGCCTATTAGTAATACCTATCAACCGTCAGCTCCAACCGCCAAAACCGGGACTGGTCCCGCCATTGGCAACCGTGAGGATCTCAGCGATGTTCTTACCATTCTCGCTCCTGAAGAAACACCAATCCTGTCTCTTGCTTCTAAAAGCAAAGCGACATCCACTTTCCATGAGTGGGTTGTTGACAGCCTGGCTACACCGCAAACCACTGGTATCTCGGAAGGAACCGACATCACCGCCTTTGACGATAAGTTCTCTGGCCGTGCGCGTCTTGGAAACTACGTCCAAATCTTCCGCCGTGATTACCTGGTGTCCAACCTCCAGCAAGCCGTTACCAGCGTTGGTCCTGCCAACGTAGCGCAAGCTGAAGCCAAGTGCATGCGCGAATTAAAGCGTGACGCCGAAGCTGCTATCTGCTCCAACAACGACCGTTCGGTTGAAGATGGTGCTGGCACTCCGTATGCCCTTCGTGGTTTGGGTGACTGGATTGACAGCGCAGGTCCGTCTGATGTGCCTGCCGCATTCCGCACACCGTCCGCCTCGATTGAGGCTTCTTCACTTATTGAGTCCAAGTTTAACGACATCCTTGGTTCTATCTTCACCCGCACTGGTGAGATGGGCAACCTGACGCTTGTCGCCAACGTGGCACTCCGCAAGGTGATTGCCAACTTCACCCGTAACGATGGTGGTGCATCCAACGACAACATTTACAACGTCAACCAAGACGCTGTTACTAAGAAAATCACCCTCTCGGTGAGTCTCTTTGATAGCGACTTCGGTCTTGTGCGTATCATCAACGGCAACCCTGCCTGTATGCCTACTGCCACAACGAATGTGGGCTACGTCCTTGATCCCAAGTATCTTGGCTTTGCTACCTTGATCCCGATGGGTTCAACCCGCCTTGAGAACCAAGGTGGTGGTGAGCGTGGTTATGTGGACATGGCGGGAACCCTCGTCTGCCGCACTCCTCAAGCACACGGCAAGATCGCATACTAACCAATCATGCTGGGAGGTGTGCGCGTAACGGGAAACCGTGCCTCCTAGCTCCAATCAAAATAAAGTAGAAAGAAACAAAAAATATGAAACTTGCTGTTCAAGAAGCTGCCTACGGGTTTACTGATGTTTACAAACTGACTGCCGCGCAAATCACGGCTCTCGGAACCACTAATCAAGTTAAAATTGCAACGCTGCCTTCTGGTGGCATTGTGACCCAAGCTGCCGTGTTTGAAGTTGTTAATTTTGATGGGACTTCATCAAATCTTACTCTGGATGTCGGCACTACAACTGCCGATCCAGATGAGTTTATTGACGCCCTTGACCTAGACGGTCTTACTAAAGCAGCGTTCTGCACTGGCGATGGGTTTACCGTGACTGATAGCGGTTCTGATACTGTTGCTGGGGCAAGGAACGGTATTGTGAACAACACCGCTAGTGCGCTGAACATCGTTGCTGAACCAACCTTCACTGGCACAGTGACCGCTGGTGAGTGGCTTATCTGCCTGACGATTCTGGACCCCGGTCCTCTCGCGCAGTAATCGTGCGATAAAAAAGGTGGGGAGGTTCAAGCCCTCCCTGCCTATTTACGCATACATCTTAACAATAACGCTTGTAGATAACGGTATTACATGAAGCTAACCCCGCGAGAAGCTGTTTCAGGATTCAGTGACATTTACAAGTTTGATATAAACGAAAGGGCTTCCCTTGGTTCTGGTGCGATTACAAAAATCGCCACAATACCTCTCGGCGGGGTTGTTACCTATTGTGCTATTTATGTTATTGAGCCAATTACATCAGGTTCAATTAGTTTTTCAATTGGGACAACTCCAACTACATATTCTAATCTTATTTCGATAACCCCATTTGCATCTTTAACAAAATGCGTTTTTAGCAATGGTTCTTCATTTACTGTTAGTGGTTATGCAACCGTATTAAACGGTTTTGTTAATAATTCTGAAAATGAACTCCCAGTTTTCTTTAGGCAAACATCTGTTATAAACCCTGTAGGTGGCAGCGGACTTGTCTGCATGAGAATCCTAGAACCTAGCGTTTTTAATTTTTAACCATCATGTTGCTTAAACCATCAGAAGAAGCAATGACCGCTGCCGTGATGCGTGAACTATGCACCGGGCGGCAGTTCCTTGATTCACTCCAAAAGTATCGTGAGAACGATGCGGCTTTTATCGCCAAAGAATCACGCAAGGCAGCACCCAAGAAAAACTGGCGGCATGTTGCTGAAATCCCACAACGTGAATATCTGCAAATGGTGCAGAAATACGGACACGAATGCTGGGAAGACAGGGAATTTGTAAAAGACTTCCAGAGACTTGAGCCGACAATGGCAGTCCACAAACTTTAATTATGCAGACAAAAGATTACACCACAGACCTTTTACCGCTCGTCAAGGCTCTTTGCGGTGTTGAGTTTGCTTCGATTGAATTGCCGCGCATTAAAGCAATGGTGAACCGCAGAGCCAAGCGTGCTTACCGTGCTACAAACTACTGGACAAGGTATCTGGTGATTGGTGAGCAACGTCCTGTTGTGACTGGAGAGGTTGGATTCACTTCCAGCGGGCTAAACCCGATTGACACGTTTCTACGAATCCACAAGCAGAACCCGTATCAAACGGCATCCGTTCAAGAGTTTGACTTTATGGTGACTGCCACAGGGGCAAAGCTAATTTCCGGCACACTTGACCCTAGTTACGCATGGGTGACATACAAGAGGCAATTCACTGACACCTACGGTGACGGGACTGGCGGGACCACCACTAGCATTCCAGACGAGTGGTTTGAGTATCTTGCACATGGGACTTATTCAGACTTTCTGCGTGCGGAAGGTCAGCAAGAAAAATCAGCGTTGGCAGATCAAGAAGCAGATGCAATCTTACAAGACGAACTGATGCGGCTTGACGAGCAGCACACGCAGACAATCGTGGCTCAGCGCATTATGACTAACGCTAACATGCAACTAAGGTAATGGATTACAGTCTTTCATTCAAACCAAGCCGCTTACCAATATTAGATCCCGACGCAACGGCATACATTATGGCCGTTCAAAACGCAGATGGGCAACCATTGGAATTTGGTGTCCGCAACGCAATCAACAACTTTGTAATGGGATGCAAATCTGACGGCATCTGGAGCGCGATCAAGGCAAGTTGTATTCTCGCTGGCGCACGCACGCTGACTGGTGCGCTTGTGCCGCTTGTCGGGACAGCCCCGACCAATAACAACTTCGTCTCTGGCGATTACAACCGCGAGACGGGGCTAGTAGGAGATGGTAGCACCAAGTATTTGAATAGTAATCAGAACAACAATGCAGATCCGCAGGATAACAAGCACATGTCTGTTTATCTCG